TTGTAGATATGACTACCCGCTTGAACAGCTAATTTAATTGCTGAGAACCACATTACTTTTTATATCCACCTTTTTTCATTTTAACTGGAGGTACATTTGAATTAGGTCCTCTTTTTGGTGGTGGTCCATATCTTACACCTCCACTTAATCCACCAGATTTATAAGTTTGTAAATTAAAAAAATTATCTTTTGGTAATACTAAATTTGGATCGATAGGTTTGTTAGGAATTATAGGTAAAGCTGTTGAGCTAGAATTATTATTTCCTCCACCAGTATTAATAGGGGGAGTTGTAACTTTAGATTTAGATTTATTATAGCCCATTGCTCTAGCATCTATAGATTTATTATATAAGTAACCACTGCCAGGTAATACAAAACCCATAGCTGCAGATGCAATTCTATTTCCTGTAGTTGTACTAGGACTAATGGCAGCTCTTGCACCTTTGTTTTGTGCTGTTAGTGCATCTTTTGTGGAGTTAGATCTATTACTAAGTCCACTATAATTTGTAGCAGAGGCTACTTGATTATCTACACCTGCTTTACCCATGGCAGCACTTTGTGCTTGGTTGGATTTATTACCGGCATCCATACCTCCACCTCTATAACTTTTAACTTTTACAGATTTACCTTTAGAGGCTTTCTCTACACTGTAAATGTTACCATTATTTTTAAACATTACTTCCAACCTTTTTTAGCCAGCTTAGGTTTACCTTGTATTAGTAGTCCACCTGTTGAGAATGATTTTTTAAAACTAAAACCTATATTTTTTTCTTTACCACTTTTAGTACCCTCTACATTAAAAGAAGAATCTTCTCCTTCTTTAGTGTAGCCCAATGTTAAATCACTATTAATATTTTCTTTATCAAATTTACTAAAAGGTTTTTCTATAGATGAATAAAATTCAGATGTTGATCCATCACTATTTTCTTTAGTAAGATCTACTTTTACTCTAGGTTTTGTTATATATTCATTATCAGAAAGATCTCCACCTATTCCAACAGTGTAACCTTTTTTCTTTTTATTTTTTGTACCCATTATTTTCTCCCTTGTTGAGCTGCTCTTTTTCTTTGTATCTCAATTTTTTCTCTAGCAACTTTAATTCTTTCTGCTGCTTGATCTTCATTGTTTTCTAATTTCATTTTCTCTAAATCAATTCTTTCATCGATTTCATTTTCTCTAATCTCATTACCATTGAAATCTTGCTCTGCTTTTCTTTGTAGGTCCATAGCTTTAAGATCTAGTTCTCTTTCTTTCAATGCAACTAGTGGATCTTTTTGTTGACCCATAGATTCTGCTTGTGCTAGTTCCATAGTAAGTTCTGAAATTCTTCTTGCTACCATAGATGCAATTTGTATTTGTGCACCTTGAGGATCATTTTGAAATTGTGCTTGCATCATAGGATCATTAGCAATCATTGCACCCACTTCTCCTTGAGCTTTCATTGAAACGTGTTCCGAGATGTGTGCTTGTAGAGCTGAATATACTTGAGGGTTAATCTGAACCATTCTTGTAGATATAAATGATCTATGAGCGTTGATATGTGAATCATGATCTTGATCTGGGAATGCTCTTAAAGGTTTCTGCTGTAATACTTCCATATTCTCTATTGCAGGATCTTTAGGTGTTGGTTTTTCTTGTGGAATAAGTAATTGATCTATGTCTTGAGTCCCCAATGCTTCATATACTCTACGATATGCTTCTCTAAGATTGTGCATCATAGGATTTGACATTGCAATCTTTAAATTCTCGTTAGCAAGAGTTACTCTTTGTGCCATACTCATGATATTAGGGTCGGCAACTGGAATAACATCTACTCTATCATCAAAGTCAGTTCGTTTTACTGCTTGATCGGCACCATATACTGAATATGGGTAGACTGGAGGTAGATAAGTTCCGAATACTTTTGATAATAACCTAAATTCTCTACGCATTGAGTAATAACATCTCTTATGAATAGCAGTCATGACCCTTGAACCACGTTCCAACATTGCAACTGTAGTACCAACAGCTCTATTTTGTGTATCATTACCCGTATCCATGTTAGTAATCGCTGCAAACTTCTGTCCTGCTTGTACAACAAAGCCCATCAATTGGTATAATGTAGCTGAAGGTTCTTTAAAGGGTAAAATTTGGAACTGATCTTTGATATTTCCACCAGGTGCGTCTACATCTCTAAACTCTCCAGGTTGAAAAGGTTGGTCATCATCTCTAATTCTTATACCTCTAGACTTAAATCCAGCAGGTAAGTTAGATAATGTTCCAGCATCTAACAATTGTCTTAGTGCTTGAGTAGCAGTTCTACTTAATCCACCAATCATATGAGTTAAACCAAAACCATAAAAGCCTAGTCCTGGTAAAAATTTAAAATGTACAAAATATTCTTCACGTTTTTTAGTCTCATCATCTGGTTTATAGTTTCTATAAATAGATAAAACCTCTCCTGAGCCTTCATCAATACTTACAATGTAAGGAACTTTAACTTCTTTTTCTGAATTAGTGTTTTCAAACTCTTCTAAGTTTAAATCTATATGCATCTCAAGAACTGAGTATGAATATTGTTTATCTGTTGAAGGTGTGACTCCTTCTAATTCTTGATACTTCTTTTCAATCTCTGTAGGTCCTGCTGCAGTAGGTTTAAGTTCTACATCTCTATAAAAGCCTGAGGCTTGTTTCTTTAAAATTTCGTTCTCTCCCATTTTAATAACATGGGTAATTCTTTCACATTCCATTAAATCTGTTGCATAGTATGGAACCACTAAATCTTCTGCAGGAATAAATTTAGATACAGCTCTTTGCATCACTTCATCGTAATAAACTTTTTTAAATGCAGATCCTGCTAGTGCTAAATAAAATAATAGTTGATCAAATTCTGGAGTGTACTCTTCCATCTCTTCAGTGATCATGTAATTCATAAAATCTTGCACACGTTGTGCTTGATCTATTTTTTGACTATCTTCCGCCCCAAGAACTCTAGTTCTTACGGGTCCTTGAGACGGGAGTAATTCTTTGTAGGCTTGTGCTTGAAATTGAGTTACTGCTTCTGATAAAAGTGGATGAGTCACGGATGCCGAACCTTTAAACGGTCTCGTCATCGTTGTGTGTTTGATACCCAATAGATCTAGGTTACTAGTATAACTAGTCTCCCAATCTTTTCTTGAGACTCTATCTTTCTTATAATCATCTAATAGCTGATTAGACATTCTTTGAAGAACGTCATCATCCATGTCCTCTGCTAGATTTTTAAAAAAATCTTCTGCAGCGTCCGCCATCTCTTTAATAGAAGGTTCCTCTCCCTCTATCTCGATGTCTACTTCTTCGGCATCAGGAGTGATTACTTCTTCTTCTTCAATTGCTTTTTCAATTTCAGCCATTAATAAATACCATTAACAGATAATAGTCTTTTTATTCTTTCCTGCAAGTACAATTCCTTGGCCTTTACCAGAAACTGCCATACCACCTGAATAAAGTTTCATCATCTTACCTTTTTTGGCACCACTGTTTTTAGCATTAATAGATCTAACTTTTTTATTGAAATCATCTTGTTTAGCTTTTCTTTTTTCAGCTCTAGTCATTGTATCGCTTGAAGAACTTTTATCAGATTTATCTCTGTTTTTATAAGTGATTTTATCTTTATAAAGTTTATCACCTTTTTGAATTGAACCATCATCTTGAACATAGATTGATTTTTCATTTCCTTTAGGCTTAACTGTTTTAACATCGCCAACGCTTCTGCTAGCACCCATGTCTTTAGTTAGGTTAGAAGGTCTTGCTAAAGTTTTTTCTCTAGCTTTTGAGCTTGAACTTTTTCCGCCTCTTCCTGAGTCAACATCAGCTGCGGCTGTCTTTTTAGCACCCATTAACTTAGACGCACCAAATAGTGCAGCTCCAGTCATAGCGGCTTTCTTTAATTTATTTCTTAGTCCCATGATTTTTTCCTTTGTTAATAATATACGTATTTACGTTCTTTATAACTTTCAACCTCGTCCTCGTCAGAATAAGTAGTTACGAAAGAACCTTGCCGGTATCTTATCATAGCTTGGGTGGTACTGTCCACATAATCGTCATGCTCTCCATGAGGAAAAGCTGCACATTCCTCAATAACTTCA